GGCTGATGATGCCCATGGCAAGAAGAAGAAGCCAAAGACTATGGCTGAAGATAAGAAGATTGATGCCAAGATTATTAAAGGCATTAAAAAGAAGTAAAGGATTAGCCCCCGAAAGGGGGCTTTTTCATTTATGATTGCTACTGACGCCGGAGTAATCCGGAACCCTGCTTGTAACACCCTGCGCCTTCCCATGGAGGATTGATGATTAATTTAGCTAATCGGCTTGCTCGTGAAGAGACTGATGCCGATAAACAGGAGTTTGTTCGTGGCTTAGCCAGCCTTGACCAAAACGGTGGTAAGAAAATCGTTGTTGGTTTTGCTGCGGGGTTTTTGCTATCGAAATGGCTCCTTAATCGTGAGTAAGTTTAGAGCTACTTTTTACGCTATCATCGACAAGGGTGCTGAAGCAACATTACAAGCACGCATTGAAAAGCTTCGCAAACATGCCGCCTCATATGGCTGGCCTTCAGATATAACTGATCAACTTAAGTTTTCAAAGGGTGGAACTATTTCCTACCCACAAGATATTGAAGAGGCTGTACTTACATTAGAGTACGGTACACAAGACGTACCTCCTGCGCCTGCAATTAGAACCTTTATGTTAGGAGCTAAGTAATGCCATTTATTATTAATGAAGATGAAGCTCTAAAGACCTTGCTTCAAGGCATCACCGTTTCAGACTCTGGCAACTCTGCTCGCCCTGTAGGGGTTTACTACGGACAGCCAGATAAAGATATCCGTCAACAGGTCTACCCATACATCACCCTAGATTTAGTCGGTGTTCGTGAAGATACTGAGCGTGCTCATAGAGGCCTTGTAAACCTGACCTATGCCCCAGAAGGTATGACCCCTAACCTTAATGATGACGACTCTATTAACCAACCTATTGACTTTCCTATCCCGGTAGATCTTATCTACCAAGTCTCAACCTGGTCCCGTCAGCCTCGTCATGATCGTCAGATTATGGCTAAGTTGTTTGCACCTGGTAGACTACCATTTAGATTTGGGCAACTACCTATTCCTCAAGACGGAACAAACCGTCGTTTGGATATGTTGGGGTTCTCAAAAAGAGACACTACTGAAGGTGGCAAACGCCTCTTTAGTAATGTCTACAATATCCGTATCAGCGCTGAACTATTTACGTCACAACTAAATGATGTTTACGCTGTAACGGCAATCAATCAAACACTCGACTATCAAACCATACCTTTTACAATCAATCAGTAAACAACACGGCCCCACTAAGAAAACAACCTAACCGAAGGAGTAACCCCGAATGGCAAACTTTGCCCGTCCCGGAGTCTATATCCAAGAAGTAGCTCTTCCACAGGCTATTGAACCTGCGAATACAGCAAACGCTGTAGGAGCATTTGCCGGAGCTCTTCCACAAGGTCCTACGACTGCACCTGTACTAGTTAGTACATGGACAGATTTTGTTAAGACCTTTGGTGGATTAAATGACTCATACCCAACAACTTGGGCTGCCTATAACTTTTTTAGCAATGGCGGCCGTAACCTATATGTAAAGCGTGTTCTTGGAACAGGTTCTGCAGCAGGATCTCTAACCATTACTGATGGCACAGGAACTACTAGCACACTAACTGCTACAGTAACTGCAGCTGCTGCAGCTGATGGTACAATTACTTACACAGCTACTAATACATTTTCTGTTGGACAGTCAGTAACTATTACTGGTTTGTCTACATCAGCGTTTAACCTAACAAACGCAACAATCGCATCTCGTTCAAGCTCACAGTTTACTGTCACAAGTGCTGTCACAGGTACCTCAGTAACTGGTGCTTCAGCAACAGCAACTGTTTCTGTAACTACAGCTTCTAACCCAGTATTTACTGTAAATGCTATTAGCGCAGGCGCTTGGTCAAGCAGCAACTCAATTAAGATTGTTGCTGCAGGATCTACTGGTCGTTTTGGTCTAGAAGTTTATCAGACAAACACTAACAGTGGAACTACCACAACTAGCCTAATTGAATCCTACACAGACCTTAGCATGTCTTCTACAGACAGAAACTTTGTTCGTGCAGTAATTAATTCTAACCCTAAGTCTGTAATTAACATTTCTGCTACAGGGTTTGATGCTACTAAGGCTCCAGGAGTACTAACTACTGCTGTAACACTAACTGGCGGAGCTGATGGTTCTGCTCCTGCAAGAACAGACTACGAGACTGCTTGGACTACATTTGACTCTATTAATAACTCACTAGTTATTTACGCACCAGATGCTCCATACGCTGCTACATCTACCTTGACAGCTCAAATCCACGGCGACGCAGTATCTTATGCGGCTAGCCGTACAGATTGCTTTGCAGTAATCGATACTCCATCAGGACTAGAAGTTGCTGCTGCACAAGATCAGATCACAGCTACATATGCAATCTTCTCTGCAGATACAACTGGAAATATTGCAGCATCTTACTACCCATGGTACAACATTCCAGACCCAACTAAGAGCGTTGGCGTAACACGCCTACAAGCTCCTGGTGCTGGTGTTGTTGGTCAGTACCTTGCTACTGATGCATCACGTGGTCCAGCTAAGACTCCAGCAGGTCTTCAGAATGTTATGGCACTTGCCCTATCAACTGAGCACCTATTCACTAATGCTGAGCTTGATGCTATTAACACAAGCGTTGATCCTATTAACCCTATCCGTCAGGTACCTGGTGCAGGTATTGTGATTATGGGTGGACGTACTCTGGACAACACACCAAACAATCGTTATATCAACCTTCGACGTTCATTGATTTACATTGAAAAGTCTTTGAATGATCTAACATCGTTTGCTCTATTTGAGAACAATGACTCAATCCTATGGTCTCAAATTAACACTACCCTCAACAGCTTCCTACGTTCTTATTGGAACTCTGGCGGCCTACGTGGAACAAACCAAGATCAAGCGTTCTATGTACTATGTGATGCTACTAACAATCCCTTTACCGAAATTCAAGCAGGTAGAGTTAATATTGAAGTAGGCGTTGCGCTTGAATATCCAGCAGAGTTTGTTGTCATTAAAATTGGACAACTTACCGGAAACGCAACAGCGTAAAGGAGATAAATAAAAAATGGCAGCATACCAAAACCCATTAAGTACTTTGATGACGGATCCAGTCCGTAATTTTAAGTTCTTAGTTACATTTCAACCAACAGATGAATGGAAAGACGCTGCTAAGCCAGCACAGATGGGGTTTGTATCCCTCTCTGGCCTTAGCGTAACTACTGAACCTATTGCCTACCGTGAAGGTGGATACAATACAAACGTTCACCAGATCCCTGGCCAATCTGCGTTTACCCCAATTACTCTTTCTAAGGGAGTAATGTTGGGACAAAACTCAAATGCACTATGGATGAAGCGTTTGTTCTCAGTCCTAACACCAGCACTAACCTCTGGTGTTGGTGCGGGATTCCGTTGTAATCTTGACATCCAGGTCTTGAGTCATCCAAATCCTCAAGCATCTACAGGCGGTGCCACAGCACAGGCTGAGACGGCTAAGGATCAGCACACCTCATTGCGTTTTAAAGTTTACAACGCATGGATCTCATCACTATCTTACAGCAATCTAGATGCAGGTGCTAACACTCTTATGGTGGAAGAAATGTCTCTAGTGCATGAAGGATTTGATGTAGCATACGGAACAGACTACGCAGCAACCGGTTCAGCTAAAGAACTTAAATAACTAAGAAAAGGTATACAACATGACAACTGATACGACTATAAATGCGGCAAACAACCCGGCTTTAGCAAATGAACTTGCTGCTAAAGCTATGAACCCTTCTGATCAGGTGGTGGCTAGTAGTGCCCCTCAGGTATCTACTACGCCACCACCTGATACAACAGTTGAGTTGTTAGGCGGATTGCTAGATCCAATTAACGGTCTAATCTCTACAGCAGAGGTTAGAGAGTTAACCGGAGTTGACGAAGAGATGCTCTCTAAGATTAATGACATTGGAAAGACTCTTCTAACTATTCTAGAGCGAGCAACTGTAAGTGTTGGCGATGAGCCAGCAAGCAAAGATGTTTTAGATGCTTTGTACGCTGGTGATCGTGAGCTTCTTTTGCTAGCTATTAGAAAAGTAACCTTTGGTACTGAAGTTAAGCTTGGGCCTGGAAAGTGCCCTAGCTGCGACTTTGAGC